TGCTTTGTTTTGTTTCTTATTCTTTACTTTGTTTCTTTTATGAAACATTTCAGTCCTTTCTGCTTTCCTATCCCAACTTGTCACCCGGATGCTCCAACATGTAACGAATCAAACGCTCTTCATACCAACGCGCCTTACGCAAGTCTTCTATGGGCTTACCTTTGTAGCGACAACGCCAGTTATATTTAAGTGCGTTTCCTCGTAAATAACCAATGTATTCGTCGTGTGTCAGCATTCCTTTGATTGCGTCTATACACTCCATACCCCCGTTATTGTAATGTTCTGGTCTGTTAACATTATCAAACTTAGTGCTGTTATCAGGTATGTTTTCACCAAACACAGGGTGATGATTAGGTTCGTTGTCATCATAAACATAATTCCAAGTATCAGCTACAGGTGTTGCAGGTTTTTTTCTAAGTGCATTCCACTCCTCTGATGTTGCATTATCAATACTCATTGCATCTCCAAGTTAATCTTATCATTACGTTTCTTAAACTCTTCAGTATCTCTAGCAGACTTGTCAATCCAACTGTCAGGGATACTGTCCTCACTAAACCATCTGAAGCCATTCGCTGTAGCCCACTCACCATGTGATCTTTTAGTACCATCTTTACGGCGCTTGGCTCCCGGCATAGGGGCTGACGGGTTAGCGAACAAGAACACCAGTTCAGTATTCGTAGGTAATATCTTCTTTACCCAGACATACTTATTGTACTCTGCAAAGTCCCAGAACCTGCCTTTAGATTCAAGTAGTATCTTCTTCTTGCCAATCTTTCTAACAAAGTCAGGCTCATACTTATGCTCAATAACATATGATACATAGTCTGTATGATGCTCCCAGTCTTTTAAGATTGACTCATGTAACACCATCTCCCAGATAGAGTCGTACTTGTTACCGTCTTTCTTCACAAGCTTTGGGCGGGGTACTCTAGGCTTGCGCCAGCCGCTAGTAGCTTTCTTTTTAGTACTCATCAGCCACCTGATGGTTCTTTGCAAGAGTCTCTAAGTCAGACATGGTGCTGTTATCAATAGAGATGCCACGCTTTACAAGCTTCTTAATACCTTTGCGAACCCACTTAGGACTGTAAAAGCTTAGACGTATTTGCTTGTTTGCGTAGAAGTAATTTGCCTCTGGAAGATATTGATGTAGATTTTTTATATCCACTTTATCATGGTCATCCTCTGGTATAAGGGTCTTCAACCACTCAAGAAGCAATATATTGGAATGCTTGCTAATTTTTTTACAGGTCTTAGTATTCAAGAAACCTCCTCTACTCTTGGTTCAGACACTACTTTAGTAAAGTACTTCAATCCGTTAGAATATCTAAACGCCCTAAGACCTTTACCTTCGTTAGCGTCTGTCCAACAGTCATGTTTATAAGGACAATAAGTACACCCAGTAGGCAACCGCATATTGCCTTTTTTGCCTTCGGGTATATCAGTATAGCAACGATCTGGAGGGTTGTCAATAGAGAGGGCTGTTTTTAGTTCTTTTATTCTTGTACTAATGTTGGGCTTGGACAAATCTCCGGGCCTCAGTAGTGCAAGCTCACCTGACTCTTTGTTGATAGCCAAGAAACCACCATCAGATGTACCCTCTGCTGCCTCGTAGCCACTCAACTGGGCCATGTAACCAAAGGGATCGTCCACTGCCAGCGTACCTTCAGAGAACTTCTTGAAAGCAAAGTTAGAAGCAGTCTTAATATCAACTACCTCACCATCAATCTTACAGTCCATGTGACCCTTGATACCGTCTACCTCTACTTCTTTCTGCTCATCAGTGACAGTATGTCCTGAGAGTTTAACAAGTAGGAGGAGTACTTCTTCGAGTAAATGACCGTATAAGAATTTAATGTGCATGTGAGCCTTCATGGTAGACGGCTCATCAAGATCTCTACGGGATTCATACCATAGCTGACGGGCAGGCTTACCAATGTTACTCATACGTAATCCCTTGGACTGCTTATGAGGCTGTGACCAGTGGGCCAATGCACCCTTCATACGCTCGCCAAAGTCATAGATCATATCATCAGTTATGTCTAGTTCTTCGCCCTCTGATAAGGCATCTAACGCTCCGTAGATATCATCTACAAGGTTGTCTAGGTCTTTAGAAGAGTTCAAGTTGTTCTCCATTAATAAATAATTTGTCAAGTTCAGATACAGCTATAGTAGATCCCATGTAGAACCACTCACCTCTACGTCCACGACCCTTAACAGTCAAAGCTTCGTGTGCTTTAGCTTCCGCTTCACGTCTGTCAGTAACCTTGTAAGACTTTACAATTTCATAATTCCTGTAAGGTGAGGAAGTTTGATATTGTTTTAATCTATCTTCTGGGTCAATAGCCATTCCTATTTTTACCCAGCCGGGAAATGAGGGGTTATACATAATGTAAACTGAACCTTCTTTAGATGCCGCGTAATTATTTAAAGAGCTAAAGGCTGCATCAGTAAAACCTTTATAGCGTCCGGGTTTAAACAGCGGATGAGACTTTGAAATATACTTACCGTCAACATACATTCTTCTAAACTTAGATCTTAGAGAATCACATGCTCTACAAATATACCTACGTTCTTTCTTTAATGCCTCACTCCAGTTACCACTACTGTCTAGCTCTACAGTGCAATCTATACAATATCTAGTGTGTGGCTGACCAATCGCTTCCGACATTATACTCTCCATCTAAAGGACATTTAAGATTTAAATATTTACCAGCTTCTACTATAGATTCTACACCTAAAACACCTACAGCATCAGCACTATCTTCAATTACTTCTAGCTGCCACTCATCGTGGATGTTACAAACAAACTTGGCATCTATTCCTTGTAGCTTCCTATTAAAGAATACAAGAGCCTGCTTCATCACGATAGCACCGGCACCCTGTAACAGCGTGTTAAGGGCTGAGTGTTCTGAACGTACAAATAACTTACGTCCGTCTAAACCTTTGAGGTGCCCTCTTGCTGAAGCTCTTGCAACTTTATTTTTGAGATTTGTAAATGATGGAAGATTATCGAAGAAAGATTTTCTAAGTTTTGAACCAGCGTCTCTGCCTCCTCCAGCCACACTTCCAAGCTTTTCATCTCCTGCTCCGTACAGCAGTGCATAGATGAATGTTTTCGCCTGATTTCTAGATTCAAGTCCTGCAAGGTGCTGGTTAGCTGTGTGTACGTCTCCGTTGACAATTTCATTTGTGTACTCCTCGTCTTCCATATAGTGTGCAAGCATACGTAACTCAAGCCCACTGGCATCAATACCCACCAGCTTGTACCCTTTAGGTACAGTCCACACCTCTCTGCACTCCTTACCGTAAGGTGAGTTAGAGCTAGGTACTTGTGCCATGTTAGGCTCACGGTGAGTCATACGGCCTGTGATGGTTCCGTTAGGTATCACATAACCGTGTACTCTACCGTCATCTTCTAGTGCTTTTAACCACGATTTAATCTGAGCCTCACGCTTCTGGTGCATCAGATAATCTTTGATTAGTTCTGCTTGTGGTATGTCGTTTATAAGCGACAATGTTTTCTCATTAACAATTGGCCTACCGTTCACAGTAAACTCTGTAGGCTTCCATCCAAACTCAATAAGGTATTCACCTACCTGCTTCCTTGAGCTAATGTTGAAGTCCATTATGCTCTGCCTGCTGGTACTGAAGTTGGCGGGTTGGCTTAGATGCTCGTACTCTTCTTCAGTAAGACGCACACCTTTACCGCTAGGAGTATCCCAAGAACCCATCTTTGATGTCTCACCCTTACCTGTCTCACGACGATATATAAGACGCTCATCTATCTTAGGCTTGAATACCTCACCTACTTGCTCCTCAAGCTTAGTCATGTTCTCACGCATAAGAGCCAGTAACATACTTGCTTTATACTCATCAAAGTAAAAGCCGTTATGTTCCTGATCCTTCATGATAGAGGCCACTTCAGTCTCTAGCTCTATTGAGTCAGAAGAGAAGCCAACACCTTCTTTCTGCAAAGCCTTATAAACCTTGACGTTGACTCCAACATCACGCTTACAGTACTCAAGCATCTCAGGTGTGTAACAATCAAACTGATCGAACTCAATCTTAGCCAAGCCTAGCTTGCCTCCCCATACCGCAAGGCTGTGACCACCTTCACGTACAGGATTAAATAATCTAGACAACACCAAGGTATCTATGATCTGCTGATTGCCAAGCTTGAAAGACGTGAGCTTTTCTAGGGCAGGTATATCAAAACCAATGATGTTATGTCCTGCCAGTTGCTCTGCTTTATTTAGTAACTTAACTCCTTCTTCTATCTCATCAGGCCCATAGCTCCAGACCTCACCAGTGTTTACTTCTTGAGCAACAAGACACCATATCTTTGTGTACTCAAGCCCATCAGTCTCTATGTCAAATAATAGCTTCATTCAAACGCCAACGCATCTTCTTGTTCAGGGTTAAAGTTAATGTCTGAGTCATCAACTTCGTTGAGCCTCCCGGTGTCCTTATCATACTGCAAATACGTAGCGATGCCAACATCACCTGTGTACCTAGACTTCAGGATACGAACACGGGTGGTGGATGCCACAACAGGATCATCAGCCTGCTGGTTACGCTCAAGAGTTATAACACAGTCCGACAACTGAGCGATAGATTGACTACCTCTAAGGTGGCTAAGGTCTGTCTCAGCACCCTTCTCATGTCCCTTATTGCCATCAATACGACGAAGGTGTGACACAAGAATAAGACCAGCGCCTGTCTCTTCAGCAAGGCTGCGAAGGCGTGTCATGATAGAGTCAATAGAACGACGTTCATCGCCCTCCAATGTGGCGGATACCATCATGTGTAGGTGATCAATTACAACCCACTTACATTCACAACCAACGATCATGTAGCGTAGCTTAGAAAAGATACCATCAATATCATTGGAACCGAAGTGAGCGTGTATCCACACCCTGTCGTTGTTGTCGTTATCAATGAACAGATCATCAAACAGAATGTTTAGTTCCTCTACTGAGTGTTCCTCCCGTACACGATCAATGTGTAACTTAGCATTAGCTTCGATAGAAAGGATACCATCCACAGTACGTGTCCAGTCCTCTTCAAGAGCAACGATACCAATATTGTCATCAGTCTCTTTGATAAGCCAGTGTTCTAATTCGCGTGTGACGCTGGACTTACCAAGCCCTGTACCACCTGCAAGTAGCACAAGCTCACCCTGACGTAAGCCTTCTAGCTTCTTGTTTAAACCTTCCCAAGGGTATGGGATAGCCTTCTTCTTAACACGGTTGTGGAACTTGTCTTTGTTCTGACTTACATTAAGCACACCGCTGGGTGTATAGGTCTTAGCGTTCCACCACGCAGCAACATAGGAGCCATGCTGGTTCTTACGCAGCATATCATTGGCATCCTTGAAGCCGTCAGGCATGACCATGATCTTAGCCTTGTTAGGCTTCAACAGTCTTGCTACTTTCTTTGCTGCTTCCTGTCCGGGTTTGTCAGCATCAAAGCAGATGATGATGTTGTCGAACCTTTCGAGGAATTCTATCTGATTCTTTACATCTTTCTCTGCACCCTGTGCGCCATTCTTAATAGATACTACAGGCCACTTAGATCCTAGCAACTCATAGGCTGCCATCGCATCGCACTCACCCTCAACTAGGGTAACGTACTTACCACCCTTGTCGCCTACTAACTGCTGTCCGAACAAACCACAGTCTGATATAGGGCCGGTAGCAATGAAGCCTTTACCATCCACGATGCGTGTCTTGTACGCCACCTCCTCCGACCCGTTGTAGTACGGATAGAAGTGTCGTGTTATGTCACCATTAGAATTAACAGTGGACTTAACGCCGTATCTCTTTGCAGTAGCCTCACTAATCCCACGGTCACGCAGGTTGTTGAAGTTTCCTTCACTGATTACGACATTATCTTTTACCAATCTAGGGGTTGGTTCCATATCTCCCTCTTTGAAGTTTCTAATATAATCACCACATGAAAAACATTTTGCACTGCCATCTTCGTTAAGACCAAGACATTGTCTGTGTCCACAAGTGGGGCAGTCTAGATGTGTCTCTACAAAAGCCATTATGCCTCCAGAAAAAGAAGGGGCCTTTCAGCCCCTCTTAGTTTAGTCCATCCCTTCAAGCTCTTCCTGATCAGGCTCGTTGAATACCCCCTCCAATTCCTTGGAGAAGGTTATCTCTGCTGCCTGTAGAACAGCTAGCCGGGTCTGCAAACCCGCAGACTCTTCACGTACTGAGCGTATAAGACCTACAAGGGCCTGACCACGTTCAGAAAGATCAGCGACATTGTATTCCTTGTCCTCAAAGGTCACGGTGTTTGTAGTTTCTTCAGTCATACTACCTCCTCTAAAATGCTAAAGCTGATTCACCAGATGCACCCTGCCCATACTCGACAAGCTCAATGATCTGTACGTTCTCAAGGATGGCACGTTTGTACTGCTTGTTAGGCCCGTACACGGCTGCTCGCCACTGCACTGCTACCTTTGAGCCGTTACCAATCTGCACATCAATCTCATTCTTCTCAAGGTCTACCAGTCTAGGTGCAGGATTCTTCTCACCCTTACCGTTCACTTCCCACTGATAGAAATGAATCACGGGATCTTCCGTGTACTTAGAACGACCAGCCGCCTTGATACCGACATTGAAACCGGCAGCAACGAACTGATTATATACCTCATCAGATACCGCTAGGTTAATCTCATACCCGTTACGGTCACCGCTGAAGTTAGGGACAGGAACTTTCACATGTGGATAAAAGGCTTCGCCAGTTAACACTTGTGGGATACCATCAATCATACGCATAGGTTTTCTCCTTTGTTAGCGTCATTATAAATTAACATCACTTGGATGCGTTGTCAATAAAAAATTCAGAGACTTGCTCTTCTATAGAGCCGTCGATGCCCTCCTCTATTGTCAGGCAATGCCTGTCCTTACCGTAAGTTATATGGTAACTAGACTTATTCTCATATAACAATCCAATAAGATGAGAGGCTGTGAAAGCCTTGTACTCATCAGTAGTAATATCAAATAACATTACCAACCTCCTAGTTCGTCTATGAATTCAGAAAACAATACTGTTAGATCATCGTCACGTATTCTCCAAGATCCTACCTCTTGGCAACGCTCTTCAACAAAACCAATAAATCTTAACTTAATTCTTTCAGAAGGTAAAGGTGCCCCTAACCGCATAGCAAACAACTGACACCACCAATCATCTAGCTCTGAACAAAACTCCATTCTAGTATCTGTAGAACTCATTTTTATATCTCCTTTAAAACCTTGAAAGGGATTGTACACAAGATATCAAACGGTGTCAAAAGAATTTTTGATACTCCTGATTCTGTACCTCAAGGTAGATAGCAACGAACCCTATACAGAAGTCATCACCATGCTTCTGACACAGCCTTAGAGCATCCTCACGAACAACAGGTGTTACTCTTCCTGTTTCAAAGTAACAATCACTGAAGCCTAGGATGTGGTTACATATGTCAATTATATTTTGCACGGTACTTAGACTCTTGATTGAAACGTGAACGCTTTATAATACTGATCACCATAGCTTTACTCATGCCAAGCTGCTTGATGATGTCGCGTGGTCGTACTCCTCCCGCATACATCTTAGTAACCTTGACGATGTGAGGCTTAGGAGGGGACTCAGCGCCGACAGGCCAGTACCTATCTGGATATATCTTATCAAGATTTTTCTGGGCCTTGACAGCCTTGTAAAATAAATCATTCATGCTGACACCCCTACTCTAACCTTCTCCCATACAAGATCACTTCTGAGGCCCCTCAAAGCATTAGCGCCATCTATCAACCTCTCACGCTTAACGCCCTTAGACTTTGTGATCTCTTCCTCAAAAGAATTTATCTCTGCTGACAAGGCAGCACGAATCTCCTGTGATACAAGATTACGCAAGTGCCTCTCAAATTCCACTGAACTACCAGCATTGAGTATCAGAGCCTCACGACTCTCAGAGTGAATCACAAAGTGATCTACAAATATATCTATATTATCCATGTCTATCTTCCATTACCCGGAGTTATATTAAGTGAGCAGTTTACACACATGCTCAGGTGCCGGAGAGTTATTTCCTTGTTACCAAACGGGACACCATAGTATTGCCTCCCTTGTCCTCCACCTTGAACAGGTGCCCTCTTCCATGATGAGGGATATACCAAGAGTGCTTACCAAAATGTACAGCTAGATAGCATCTTCCAGTATTGAATCCATATCTTTTCTTAAACTTACGCAGTCGGTATATCATGATCAAACTCCATAGTAACGACAGGCTCTAAAGACTTGCCGTCTTGTATATTATAGTGAACAGAGATCTTTCTAAACGAACCATCAATGCCCCCAGACTCATCAAAACCCCAAGGCATGAAGCCTACAACAGCCTTATCCCTTAGATCTTTTGGCATCTCTTTCATTATGAACTGTGCCATTTGTAAGTAAGTCATATCAAAGCTCCATTACCTGCATCATTTCTGTGTCGATCAGTTCCGGTGACGGTTTTATTAGCGCCTCCGCTATATTCACCGCATCGTGTCTATCAACCGCCCTGACCACCAAATCTATCGTGACCGCAAACTCAAAGGTTAGGTCATCGGCATCAGGCTGGTTCCAAGGGGCATCAGGGTGAGACTTATGCGCCTCAACCCAACATATATCATTACTCATTTACAGTCTCCATATTTATATCAATCATGCCATCATCAACATGAAACAAAGTTATCTCATCAGTCACCGTACCATTCTTATTGATACTGCGAACAACATCAGCCATGTCCCACCTGTCGATACCGAAAGCCTTAGCAATAGCAACCTCCGACTCAACGTCCACATCCAACCTCTCATGTCGGGTGATCTTAATGGTAGTCCAACCACGCTTGTTGTCACGCTCAACATTCACACTCTTTACATTATGAAAGTTCATTCAGGTACTCCTCTAACCAGTCACTAGTTGCTGAAGTTAAGTGACCGTAGTTCTCAACTTCTCTTACATACGTATCACCGTACTCCCAGCTACCATGCGTCATAGGTGACTTAGCTGCAACAAACCATCGTGCATACTGATTGTCACGTTCCTTCTTAACGCTCTGATAGGTCTTGAGTACACGCCACTCCCAACCCTGTGGGTTTTTAAAGGTAGCGTAGGGTTCTGATACGTCCCTTGTCTTACCAAACTTAGTTCTATTGCTCATTAGCTTTCTCCTCTACATAGATTCTGATGTACTTGGACTTATCCAAGGGCTGACCGTAACCATAGCGCCTCCAATTCTCACCGTCAATAAGACCCTGACCCCGTACCCGAAGGCTATACCTGTCCCTGTTTAGATACTTACGCATCTTCTCAACTAGCTCACGCCCGGCCTCATCATTAGGTATACGGGTGAACACATACTTAGGACTCCTCATCTTCATCCTCCTTAAAGAAAGTAACACCTGCTAACCGCTGACCGTACATGTCAACCATGTGGATCGTCGCGTTGTGCTCAACAGGACACTCATCCAACCAATCCCAAAACTTCTCATCATACAAATCCATAGTCTTACTCTCCAAAATTCTCTTCCCATTCAAAAGGCGTTATGCCTGTCATCAAAAACTCACGCAACTCAGCAGACAGATCAGGCATAGCGTTCTGAATCAACTCTCCACCCTGCCAAGCCTCTAGCTGCTCCACAGTTACTGGCACGTCCAAGACATGCGCCTTGCCTGTAAGTCCAGACCTCTTCTCAATCAACATATCTAGCCCCACTGCTCGGCCATAGCATCTGCCAGACCTTGAAAAGTTTTGCTGCGTATCTTCCACCTGTCCGCTGACGGTGGTAGGTAGTGCAGCCGTTGCTGTTCCCGTTTTGGTAGTCCATCGAACTCCTCTTTTACGTTGTTAGTTTCGCCCAGCTTGGGCAAACCATGAAGCCACAAGCCTGTCTTTTTAGACTCAGGATGACCGAACATCCAAGGCTGTACATACTGCGTAGGCTTGAACGGTAACACCCCGACAGGGTTCTCCATACACACTTTGTCGCAGGCAATAATAGCCAACTGATAAAGCTTTGTAGTCCACTCAATCGACCGCAAACGCTCGTCATGCTTAGGCATTCCCTTCGCATAGGTAGAGTTGCCGCTGACCGCCAAGGCTGTACAGGGTGGGTGCATGATAATCAAATCCCAATCGTCCCAACCTATCGCCTCCTCACAATCCATCTGCAAGTGATACTCACTACCATCATCGGCAGGCAGTAGATCATTGGACCAAACTTCATGCCCAAGCTTTCTAAAAGCTTCGCGGACTGTACCGCTAGACTCACACGCTACAAGTACTTTCATACCAACCTCACTTTCTAACATTTGTTAGGTTTTACCCTACCGCAATCACATTATCAACAACAAAGTTACCCTCATCTTTCTTGGCCTTGCCCTTGGCTACCAACCCGACAACAACCTTACCAGCCTTGACGTTTACAAGGTCTGAGGCATCGCCATCAATCACCCTGCGTCCCTTGTAATGCTCTGGCATACCGCCACGGAATACCACCGATATAGGCGCGTCGGTATTCCAAGCCTTAGCGACATGCTTCTGATAGTCCGGCTCGTTACTGTACGAAAACATCAACTCATAGTTAGACGGAGTCTTGCCCAGCCTTGACGCATTCTTGGTGTAGTCATAGAAGAAAATATCGGGAAACTCCTGCGGTATCCCATGCTTTTCCCAAGGTATGTCCGACAATACATTAAGACGCACTGCCGCCTTTACTCCCTGCCGCTTGCAAAGCTTTTGAAAGTTGCCAAGCTCTTTGCGTAACTGATCCAAGAACCCAGCCCGATCACTATGCCACCAGTCAGTTTTGCGTTGCCTGCCAGCCTTGACGTTTGAAAATACGCCCATGCCTGCTGACTCTAGGCAAGACTTAGCGCAGCCTGCCACGTTTCGATAGGGACAAAGTATATCGTCCGGCATAAGTGATAAGCCTGCAAGCCGGTATTCTTGGCTGCTCTTATCACTCTTCTTGAGCTTGGCGTTACCGCCTGTCGTGTCTAGTAGTTTCATTTTCTATCCCTCACCTTTATAATTGAAATTGGTTTGCGATCCGTCGCTGAACGTCACCAGCGTTTGATCGTCGTAGTATCCGTCACCATCGGGGTACTTGCTGAAATATGTAACCTCTGCACCCGCATCAAACTGTTGGACTTTATAGTCGTGGTCGCCACCCTTCCAGCGTATGCGCTGACTGTGTTCCCATTCCCAAAACTTTTCTGCCAATGTCATTTGCTTCCCTCAAAATTTTCTAACATTTGTTAGGTTTTTACCTAACTTCTTCAATAACTACGAACGGCATGATTAAACCACTGACCAAAAACATTGGGCCGATAAAAGCGAACATGCCATGCACTGTCATATCGGTAGCATAGTATGCCCACGTCAACCATGCACCAGACCAAAGAAAAACAATCGAAACAATCATTGCGGAAACTATCAACAAAACCGAATTCAACATTTTTTATCCTCAAAATTTTCTAACATTTTGTTAGGTTTTTTCTAACATTTTGTTAGGTTTTTTCTAACATTTTGTTAGGTTTTTTCTAACACTTACACCGGGCAGCAGAGTATCCGTCCGCTATCTTGGCAAGCTTGTAGAGCCTTGGCGCTACTCATTAAACCCCAACGGGATCTAATGGCTAGCGTCTAGCGTAGGCAGTTTTACGCCATGCCTAGGGCGTGGAGGGATTTTTATCCTTTGTATGCTCGGACATACTGGGCGAAGCTTCTTTGTTCATCCGCCCCACGTGTGGCAATGTCCGTCTTTATCATGTTGAGAATCTCCAACAATTCATCAATCGGTTGACCCTGCAAGGCTTCCAAGGCTTCCGCCATTTCCGCCTTTTCCTTTTCTTCCGCCTTGGCCGCCTTCTGGGCTTCCAGCATTTCCGCCTTGGCTGCTAGGTAGTCGTCAAAGCTTTCGAGTTCAAAGCCTACGCCTTCAACTGCCCACGTGAATTCACTCACCCGTTGGCCTAAACTTCCGCCTTTTTCTTCCGTGTAGGCGTTCATACTTTTGAAGCCTAAAGCTTCCGCAAATTCCTTGGTGGCTTGCTTCCACGTTGCTTTATCGTTGCTATTGATGGCAGGCTTTAAAACCTCAAAAACCCTTGCCGCTATTGTTGCGCTCTTCTTATCTAGTGTGGCGCTTGCGGTTGCGATGCTGCGTATTTCTTTCTTATCCATTTTGCGATCCCTCACAGTGTTTGCCGTTGGCGGTTTGCCTTGGCGATGTGAGGAATTTAAAGAAGGGGGCATGATTTCTATAGGGATTTTTTGGACTAGGTTATATTCCTGTTGGGAATGATTGTAAGTCATTGAAAAGACTAGGGAAAAGCTTGTAAATATTTTGGAGGGATTTTCAATAAAAGCTTGCAAGGCATGAAGTTAACACGGGGAGGGAATAGGTACTGTACATCTATACAGTATGTGAAAGGCTGTACCTATTATAGGAAAAAAAAGTATAGATTGTGGAAGGCTTGGGAAGAATGAGGAAAGCTTGTAAGGCTTTGAAAGGCTTATGATTTTAAGTTATAAAGATTAACTTTTACAAGCTTTTTAAACGCGGCACAAGATTGTCAAAGCTTTGGAATACTTGGGAAGCTTTTAAGTACTTTTAGGAATATCTAACATTTGTTAGGTTTTGCGCGTGAAGGCTTCAAAGGCTTGTGAAGGCTTGTGAAGATGGTGCAACCTTTATGCGCTTGTGCGGGTGTGCGCGTATCGCGTAGGCGCGTGCGGGTGGGCAGGTGCCCGTACGGGGGTGGGGGTATATATATACAATTATAAACATTTTGAAAGCTTTTCAAGTTGTCTAACCTTGACAGTATCTTCACATACTGCGGCTCCCTTTTAAAGCTTTAAAGTACATATATATAAATCTATATAATACATACTTACACCCTCGGCGGCTGTTACTATAGTATAGTGTCAGATTCTCAATCTGTCAAGTTTTTTATTATTTTTTTAAAAAAGACTTGACAAAACCTCAATTCAACACTATACTGTCTTGTTATGAATGCTTATTTACCTCAAACATCCAAAGAACGCGAGCTAACAGAGAAGCAACAAAAGTTCTTGGACTGTCTAATCCAAACGGGAGGTGATCCAAAATACGCAGCGGAGCTAGCAGGTTATGCCGAAGGTAGCTATTCTCAAGTAGTTAAATCACTTAAAAATGAAATAATAGAACTGGCCTCTCATATACTTGCTCAGTCTGCACCCAAGGCAGCTATGAAGCTTGTACAGGTATTAGATTCAGATGATCCTATGCCTCAAGCTAACGTAAAGTTACAAGCTGCTCAAACGATATTGGATCGCACTGGTTTAGGGAAGCAAGATAGACTAGAGGTTAATGTTGAGTCAGAAGGTGGCGCTTTATTCATACTTCCTGCTAAGACTGTTGTAGAAGGTGAGTATGAAGTTACCCAAGACTAAACCCCGTACACAGGGTGTTGCTCCATTTGCATACGATGCAGATCCAGAGAGTAAGCTATTTGTACGCAATGATAAAGTTTACAAAGTCCTCAAAGAAGTTGTAGAAGGTATTGTTGATGGTAAGTATAAATCTATCCGTGAAGGTAGATTGTTTATAGAGTCTAAGGGCTATAACGTATCAGTACAAACTCTCTCTAACCATGTAAAGCAGGAAAGAGAGGATAGAGGAGAAGCTCCTAAGTACCGTTACAGTAAGAAAGAAAAGGCTAAGATGGCTGCTAGAAGGTCTGTAAAGGACAAGCAGCGTCGTATAGAAGTTCTTGACAAGAAGTTGAAGTCTGCTAAGGCTACACTAAACCAGCAGACAAAGGTACAATCTAAGTTAGATGAGGCTTTAGATGCCTCTACAACTGAAGGTAAGATTTTAACAGAGGATGAACTTGATCTGTTAACTCCTAGTACAAAGGAGATAGTAGATGACAAGATTATCTTTAAGCCTAATGATGGGCCGCAGACAGACTTCTTAGCGGCTCCAGAGACGGACGTATTGTATGGTGGCGCAGCAGGGGGTGGTAAGTCCTATGCTATGCTCGTAGATCCCCTCAGATTCGCCCACAGGGCTGCTCACAGGGCGTTAATATTAAGACGCTCCATGCCTGAACTGAGGGAGCTTATAGATAAGTCTAGGGAGTTATACCCGAAGGCTTTTCCGGGATGTAAGTTCAGAGAAGTTGAAAAGATCTGGACATTCCCTAGTGGTGCTAAACTAGAGTTTGGCTTCCTTGAAAGAGATGCAGATGTCTATCGCTATCAGGGACAAGCTTATAGTTGGATTGGTTTCGATGAGATTACTCACCTATCAACAGAGTTTTCTTGGAACTACCTAGCATCACGACTGCGTACTACAGACCCTGAGATTACGCCGTACATGCGTTGTACAGCTAACCCCGGTGGTGCTGGTGCGACATGGGTAAAGAAGCGTTATGTGAACCCATCAGAGCCTAATGAGAGCTTTACAGGCCATGATGGTTTGACACGACGTTTCATACCAGCCCGTCTAGAAGATAACCCATACCTGTCTACAGATGGTAGGTATGAGCAGATGCTTAAAGCTCTACCAGCGGTACAGCGTAAGCAGCTTTTAGAAGGTAACTGGGATGTTACAGAAGGTGCTGCCTTTACAGAGTTTGATGTAATGGAGCATGTTATAACACCATTTGAAATCCCAGTAGGCTGGGAAAGGGTGAAAGGAATTGACTACGGATACGC